AATGGCAAAATCCGCCAACATCTGATATACTGCAACCTCATCCCCAATAGGAGCTATTATGCGTAATTCGCCTGAATTTCGTACGCCATCAGTGCGCGCGTCAACCATCACACGTCGCACATACGCTAGGCCGCTGGACAACGGAACCTTTGAAAGCTGGGACGACATCGTAGGTCGCGTCATCAGCCACCAGCGTTGGTTGTGGCAGCGCGCCCTCGGCGACAAGCCCCTTGATACGAAGCAGGAAGGCGAGCTAGAAGAACTGCGCGAAGTGCTGTTGCGTCGCAGCGGTTCCGTGTCCGGGCGGACCCTGTGGCTGGGTGGCACCGACGTAGCCAAGCGCCGTGAAGCCTCCATGTTCAACTGCGCTTTCACCAAGATCGAGACTGTTCATGACGTCGTCGACGCCTTCTGGTTGCTGTTGCAAGGGTGCGGCGTGGGGTTCGAACCCATTGTCGGTACGCTCAATGGCTTTACTGCGCCTATGGAAATCGAAGTGGTACGGTCCCAGCGTCATCTACTCGAACAAAAGAAAGGCCGTGAAACCAATGCCGAGACGTACACCACCGAAGGCGACAAGTCGGTCTGGACAATTAGTGTGGGTGATAGTGCCGAGGCATGGGCCAAGTCGGTGGGTAAGATGCTCGCTGGTAAGCGGAAGGCTGACGTTCTTCGACTTGACTTCTCGCAGATACGTCCCAGCGGCCAGCGTCTTAAAGGCTATGGGTGGATTTCGTCGGGTGATGAAACTTTTGCGCCAGCAATGCAACATATCGCGAACATCCTCAATGCTCGAGCTGGTAATCTCCTTTCCCGAATGGACATCCTCGATGTTCTCAACCACCTCGGTACCACTCTCTCCTCACGCCGCTCGGCAGAGATCGCGCTTGTTCCTTTCGGCGATGCTGAATGGGTAGACTTCGCTCAAGCCAAGAAGGACTTCTGGGTCCATAACAACTTCCACCGCCAGCAGTCCAACAACTCCGTTACCTTCCACGCCCGCCCCGAACGTGTTGACATTGCCCGTTTGTTCGATATGATGCAAGACGCGGGTGGCTCCGAGCCTGGCTTCATCAACTTCGTCGAAGGCAAGCGCCGGGGTCCGTGGATGTCGGGCGTCAATCCCTGCGCCGAAATCCTGCTCCCCAACAAGGGCTTCTGCAACCTGGTGGAAATCAACTTGTCGCACTTCAACGGGCGCGAAGCCATGAAGCTGTGGCGGACGGCGGAACTATTGGCCCGCGCCAACTACCGCCAGACTTGTGTCAATTTGGTCGACGGTGTCCTACAGCGGGCCTGGCACGAGAACAACGAGTTCCTGCGTCTGTGCGGTGTGGGCGTGACGGGCGTCGCCGAATGGGAACCAGCGGGCGATCCCTCCGTATGGCGTATGTTGCGCGACAAAGTCAAGCGGTCGGCTGACCGTATGGCCGACGAACTGGGCCTGCCACGCCCCAAGGCCGTCACTACGGTCAAGCCGTCGGGCACCCTCAGCAAGATTATGGACACGACGGAAGGCGTACACAAGCCGCTGGGCCGCTACATCTTCAACAACGTCCGGTTCAGCAAGCACGATCCGTTCGTGCAGGAGCTGATCGACGCCAACTACCGCGTCTTTCAGGACCCGTCTAGCCCCGACGCAGTGCTGGTGACTTTCCCGGTGGCCTATCCGAACGTCAAGATGGACGAAGTCGACGGCAAGTTCGTGAACTTGGAGCCAGCTATCGTGCAGTTGGCGCGCTACAAGACCATGATGGACAACTACGTGGACCATAACTGCTCGGTTACCATCAGCTACAGCCCCGAAGAAGCCCCTGCCATTGTGGATTGGCTTCACGAGAACTGGGATTCCTACGTCGGCGTCAGCTTCCTGTACCGTACAGACCCCACAAAGACCGCTCAAGACCTCGGCTATCTATATTTGCCTCAACAGGTTGTAACAAAAGAAGAATACGACGAGTATGTAGTTACCCTGAAGCCCCTGAATGGGCAGGAAATGGGGGCTAATGAGCTTGTAAAGGAAGCAGATGACTATGAAATCGACGCTGGCACAGAATGTGCAACCGGCGCCTGTCCAGTCCGCTAAGAAAAGGAGTCCGTGTCTTGGAATATGCCATGTTATTGGGGGTCCCTATAGCCGCCGTTGCGGTGGGTGCCTTCGTTTTCTTGAGGAAATTGAAAACTGGGGCCGATATACTGATGAGGAAAGGGAACATATCCTCCGGTTACTACCACTGAGGTCCGAAAGGGCTTGACTTTAGGGAGCCAGTGGGTTATTATCCTACTGGCTTCTTCTATTTGGGGGTTCCCATGAAGTTTTCTGTCATTTATGAGGACGGGTTCTGGACTTTCAGCATCGAATCCACCGATCCGTCCTCTGACTACTACGAAGAGTTCGAAATTACGGACGAAAACGAAGCAAAGACCGCAGCCATGGAGCTAGTCGAGGAGATTGCGGCTGCCATGGACGACGACGACCTCGATGACGCCTTCGGTAACGTGGCGCCCCGCTCGTGACCGACCCCAAAAATGAAGCCATCGAACAATTCCAAGAGATGGTGGACCTTGACCGCCGCGTCGCCAGCGTCATCTCCAAAGTTATGAGCCGATCCCCCGTCGCCATCCTGGTTGCCTGGGAAGAAGGGGACGGTAGCGTCAAAGCCACGAGCATTCCCTTCTCAGCTTGCTTAGTTAAGGGCATGGTAGACACCCTTTTTGACATGGTATTTGATAGTCCTGACGAGGAATCTGATGATTCTTAACACAGCTAGCTGGTCTCTAAGGCTTTGGCAACTCTTGAATAACACCGTGCCGTATGCTATACTAGTGCGCTGATGGAGGCTTAAACTTATGCCCACATATAAAATATCGCAACTGACGACGGCTACGGCTGTCTCGGCTACTAACCAATTTGAGATCAATCAGAACGGCACTTCCAAGAGCGTCGAAGTATCGGTCATTGACGCCTACATCAAAAGCACTTCCAACCTTCCTGTCGTCGTTTCTGTAAGCTCTGCCTCTGATGCCCTCCGCATTACCCAGACCGGCACCGGCAACGCGCTGGTAGTTGAGGACAGCGCGAACCCTGATGCGACCCCATTTGTGGTTGATGCCAGCGGCAACGTGGGGATTGGGACGACATCACCAGATTCTTCGCTGACTGTAAATACCATTGCGTCCTTTGGTGCAGGAACGGCGGCGCTGCCTTCTATCGCGGCTAAAGGTAACCTCAATACAGGTATATGGTTCCCTACTGCTGATACGATTGCTTTCTCGACGGCTGGCACTGAGGATTTTCGTATTGGTTCTGCCGGGCAATTGGGTGTGCAGGGAGCAAACTACGGCACATCCGGTCAGGTTCTGACTTCTGGTGGTGCTGCTGCTGCTCCGTCTTGGGCCACTGTTTCCTCGGCAAAAGCAACAACCACAAATACCTTCAACTCCTCTGGCACTTGGACAAAGCCTTCTGGGTATGGAACAAGTGCTCGCGCTTTTATCCAAGTTTGGGGTGGTGGTGGTGCTGGTGGGAGATATAGTGGTGTTAATCCATCAGGCTCAGGCGGTGGCGGCGGTGGTTATTCCGAAAGATGGATTGCGCTTAGTGATTTAAGCGCAACTGAAACGGTTACTATTGGCGCTGGTGGTACTGCTGGAACCGGTAGTGGTGGAGCGGGCGGTAACACGACTTTTGGTTCTATATTGACGGGTTACGGTGGCGGCGGTGGAGCTGCTGCTAGCGGTAGTAGTGGCGGTAGTGGTGGCGGTCAGTTGTCATCTGGTGGTAATGGAGTGGCCGGTGGTTTATCGAGGCCAGGACAGCCGTGGATAGTTTTTTCAGTCGGACTTTGTGGCTCGCAAGATACGCCGATGAGTCAGGGCGGTGGTTATGCCGGCCTCGGGGGCCATGGGTTTTGGGGTGGTGGCGGCGGCGCTGGTGGTGGAAATAACCCCGGCTTTGCTGGAGGAAAATCTTATTACGGTGGTGGCGGTGGTGGCGGTGGTGCCGCAAGCGGCGCTGCGGGCGCTGGAGGAGTGGCCGTTATTGGGGGAAATGGCGGAACTGGTGGAGTTGGTGCTGGTGCTGCTACAGCAGGCGTTCAACCCGGTGGCGGTGGTGGTGGAAGCTATACGGGTTCATCGGGTGCTGGTGCCGCTGGCCGTGTTATCATTACCGTATTTGATGGCGTATAAGGGAGCGTCAATATGAATTACGCAATGGTGCAAGATGGTGTAATTGTAAACGTCATTGATTGGGATGGCGTTACTTCATACACCCCGCCAGAAGGTTGCGAGCTGCATCAATGGGACAGCCAAATGAGCGTTGGCTGGGCTTGGGTTGATGGCGCGCCGGTTGAGCCTCCTCCCCCTCCTATTGATCCAGCTACAGTTTCAGAAGGGCCAACGGTAATCTAATGCTGGAAACCAAAGCCTTCCATTTTGGTAAGCTCAGAGGAGGTGTATTCGACTTCTCTGTTGCCAATGATGTGTTGCCTATGCACTCTCATGGCGAGGCTGACGTTCATATCACAGTGGTAGCGCGTGGTTCGTTCAAGGCCCATGGCAACGGTTGGGAGCGGGTTCTTAAGGCCGGTGACGTTGTTGATTGGAAGCCGAATGATCCGCATGAATTTGTTGCGCTGGAAGATAATTCTCGTCTTGTGAATATAGTTAAAGGCTAGGATGGCTACAGCTCAAAAGATTTCGGAACTTACGACAGCCGGACCCCTTACAGGACCCGAGTTGGTTCCGATTGTCCAGAACGGTGGCACTGTCCAGACCTTCGTTTCTACTCTTGCCGTCTTTGCTACCAGCATCCTCAGCTCTGACATCGCTACTGTATCGGTTCGCCTAGACCAAGTATCCGCAGCCCTTACTTCTACTAACGACGTCGTATCAACTCTTGAGGTTCGCGTCAGTACGGTGTCGGCTGCGGTTTCTGCTAATGCCGCTTCCATCACCTCCACCAACGCTGTCGTATCTGCCCTTGACACCCGCGTCGCTTCGGTGTCCGCTTCGGTGTCCGCTCTCCAAATCCAAGTCGACGCCGTTTCTGCTGCCCTTACTTCGACCAACAATGTAGTATCCGTCTTAGAAATCCGCGTTAGCAACGCCTCCGCTGCCATCGTCTCAGCCAATGCAGTAATCGCCAACGTGTCCGCTTTGGTGTCCGCTCTCGACATCCGCCTTACCCACGTATCTGCCTCGGTATCCGTTCTTAACGGCCAGATGCTACAAGTACAGGCGTCCATTTCCGCCATCAATTCAGTTCTCGCTACCATCGACACTTCGGCCATCACAGGCTTGGAAGTCCGTGTCAGCAACCTGTCAATTGCGGTATCCGCCAACACAGCCGCCGTCACTTCCATCAATGCAGTCGTCTCGGCCCTAGACATTCGTCTCGCTGCCGTATCTGCATCCGTATCTGTCAATAGCGCAGCCATCACTTCCATCAACGCTGTCCTCTCCACCAAAGTCAACCGCGTCGGCGACTTTATGGATGCCGTCCAGTACATCGAGTTCGACACCTCTACTACTATTGCTACGTCGGTCGGGCGAATACACTGGGACATCGAATACGGGACGCTTGACATAGGGTTGACAGGGGGCAATTCTAACGTACTCGTTGGCCAGCGCGAAGTAGCTTATGTTTACAACAACACAGCCGCTACTCTTACAAAGGGCAAGGTTGTCGAGGTCACTGGGGCTTCCGGCCAACGCCTTACCGTCAAGTTAGCCCAAGCTAATAGCGATGCCAATAGTGCCACAGTCCTAGGCATCATGCTTGAGACGGTTTCTGTCAATAAATCTGGCTATGTAGCTACTGACGGTATTGTCCGCAACGTAGACACAGGTGCCTTCACTGATGGTCAGATTGTCTATCTATCTCCAGTCTCAGCCGGTGAGCTAACCGCCACTAAACCCGTCGCGCCCCAGCACCTAGTTTTGATTGGCTACATCGTCAAGGGCGGCTCTGTCGGCGCAGGCTCCGTCTACGTCAAGACCCAGAACGGCTATGAACTGGGCGAACTTCACGACGTCAAAACATCCTCCAGCGCCTCTATCGCCAACAACGAAGTCATCGCGTGGAACACCAGCGCCGGGGTCTTTACCAACTCGACTGTCCTGATCGAGACCCAAGCTTCCGTCAGCGCCCTTCAAATCCAACTTAACGCTGTCAGCGCGGCTACCTCAGTCAACACGGCAGCTATCACTTCCACTAACAACGTCGTCAGCGCCCTAGAAATCCGCGTCAGCACAGCCTCCGCTACCGGCGTTACCAACTCCGCTGCCATCACATCTATCAATGCGGTTCTCGTTTCGATCCTTGCCATCCTAACCAATACCAATTACCGCATCATCGAGTGAGCGGGTGAGAATCTACTTGCGTACCTTTCTCACCTAGGCTAATATGCGCTTCTTAATAAGGAGCCATACATGTCTGACAAAGTCAATCGCGTTCAACTTCTCAATGACGCAAAAGCCCAACTGACCCCGTGGACCACCGAAGATGGGCGTCTCTTCTTGGATTACACCGACCTTGGCATCCGCCGCACCATGGCCATAACCCCTGTCGGCAACTGTGACTTCCGTGGCTGGTTCTCTGCCTTCTGCGTCGACCAAATCAGCTTGGTGCCCAACGGCGATCTTGTCAACTCTGCCCAAACATACTTCGCGCATTGGACCCGCACCCGTGGCCCCAAACTCAAGGACTACATTCGCGTGGGCGGGCGCATCGGCGAACTCTACATTGACACGGGCAACGACGCAAATGACGCTTGGCGCATCACCCCGACCGCCATCGAACTCATCAAGGGCGGTCCAACCCACATCCGTATGTTGCGTGGCGCGGGCGTTCTGCCCCTGATCGAACCCGACTTCGACGCTGATCCATCAGAATTTCCTACCCTGCTTCGCAAGTACATCGCCTCTGACGACGACACCCTAATGCTGCTGACCGCCTGGCTTCTCGGCTGCCTGCGCCCGGAAGGCCCCTACCCAGTCCTTACCATCTCAGGCGAGCAAGGTTCAGGTAAGTCCACTGTCCTGCGCTTAATGCGACGCATCATTGACCCACACGCCCTCGACATGCGTACACCGCCCGAAGACCAGCGTGACCTTCAAGCCATGGTACGCAACTCCTTCATCTTGGCTTTCGACAACGTATCCTACATCTCCAACAAGATGTCCGACGCCTTGTGCGTCATCAGCACCGGCACGGGCGCCCAAGGTGGTCGCGCACTCTACACCAACGCCGAAGAGTCCGCCGTGCGCGTCTGCCGCCCCGTGGCCATGAACGGCATCCCTGACGTAGTCGAGCGCGGTGACTTGGTGGACCGCTCCATCCACGTTCACCTGCCCCGCATCGACCCTCGCCTGCGCCGCGACGATTCTGAGTTTTGGGACAGCTTCCACACTGACCATCCACGACTACTAGGTTCCCTTATGAATGCAGCATTGAAAGCTATGCAAAACTATGGTAATGTAGTCTTGGCTGAAAAGCCGCGCATGTCTGCATTCGCAGTGTGGGCCGTTGCCGCCGAGCAAGCTTTTGGCTGGGTGCCGGGTCGTCTTATGGAAGTCTATAAGAACAACCGCTCGGCAGCCGAGTCCCAAATGCTCGAGTTCAACGGCATGGCATCTGCACTGATACGCATGATGTCGAAGCAAAAGGAGTTCTCAGGAACCTATTCGGATTTGATTGGACAGTTGGAAATGAACATCGGCCCCCGCGAGCGCCTACCCCAGACTTCCCACAGCTTTGCTGCGGAACTGAAGCGTATCCGCCCAGCCCTCGAACGCCAGGGTCTGCGCTTCTTCAATGCCGGGCGCTCAGGCGCCGCCGAACAGAAGGGTCGTTCGCGCATTTCCATCGTTCGTCAAGATGAAGAGGAACCCGCACCGACATGACCGACGAGCCATACGTTCCCAAAGTCAGCACCAAGAAACTGCCCGCGTACTTCGACAAAGTAAAGAAGAACGCGCGGGAACGTACTGGCAATCCCCCTTCCCAGAAGGAACGGGTAGCCAAGCACAAGCGCGAACTCAAGGCCATGAACATCCACAAGCCAGGCCATGGCATTCGCGCCGAGAACGTCAAAGCCATCCGCGACCTCAAAAATCACCTGCGCGAAACGTGGCAAGCTTCTTGGGACAAAATAAACAAAATCAAAAAGCTGCGTCCCAAGCAAGTAGAGTTCGCCCGCCACTACGCCCTGAACGGTCGCTCCAACAAATGCGGCGCCATGCGCCTCGCGGGCTACGACACCGTCAATCCTGCCGTGCTGCTGGCCATGGCCAACAAGAACCTATCCATTCCCCACTTCAATGACCTAGTCACTGCCTTCGAGATCGAGGAGAAAGCCCGCATGAAAATCAACGTAGAGGACGTAGTCCGCTGGTTCAACGACATTGCCACCCAAGCCATGGGTTCAGGCGACTTCACCAACGCCAACCGTGCCATGGAGAACCTCGCCAAATATTTGGGCATGTTCGTCGAAAAGAAAGAAATCACGCACCGCACCATCCACTCCAAAGAAGAACTCGACACCCGCATCAGCGAACTGACCGCGATCCTCAAGGAAGCAGAGCCGGACATTGAGCGAAAACTCCGCATCCACTAAAGACGAAAAGCTTCTCCAACTAAAGGCCGAGTTGGCCGATGCTCTCCACGCAAAAGCAATACTGGAGGCGCAAGAGGATTTCTACGTTTTCGTCAAGCTCCTAGCTTCTTTGATGCTTGATGGCAACGACTACCGTGACGGGCGCCACATCGAAGCCATCGCAGCTACCTTGCAGGAAGTAGACCGGGGCCTCGTCGACCGCCTGATGCTGGCCCTCCCGCCGGGCTCCATGAAGTCAGTCCTCCTGATGCTGTACACCGCTTGGTGTCTGGGTCGCCATCCCACCTGGCGCATTATGTGGATTTCACACACCACCGACAAAGCCGTGGAATGCTCTGGCCGTATCCGTGATCTCCTGCGCTCCACCGAATACCAAGAAATCTTTCCGGGTGTCCACATCCGCGACGACATGTCAGGCGTCACCGGCTGGAAGCTCGTCACAGGCGGGTCCTTCATGCCAGCAGGCGCAGGCAAGTCCATCGCCGGTTACCGCTTCAACTTAGGCATTCTGGACGATCCCCTCTCGGAACAGACCGCCAAGTCCGACACCGAACGCGAACGGGTCAACAACTGGTATGGCCCCGGCTTCCGGTCCCGTAAGCTGCCCGACTCCCGCATAATCTTGGTCAACACGCGCTGGCACGTGCGCGACTTGAGCGGCTTCCTCCTAGATAAGTCAGCTCGCAATGCCCGCGTCGACCAGTGGGAAGTTATAGCTATTCCCGCTATCCTTGACAAGCCTGCTGCCGACTACCTTATGCTACCAGAGAACGAAAGCTACTGGCCCGAGTTCATTACTATGGATGACCTGATCGCCACCCGCGAGGGCCTGAACCGGGCAGACTGGGGCGCCCTGTATATGCAGACCCCGACCGGCGAGGATGGCAACGTCTTCAACAAGGACGACTTCCAAGACTGGGACGAAGACGATCCACCCGAATGCGACGAAATCATCCAGACCCTAGACACGGCGTTCTCCACCAAGGCCAAAGCTGACTACTCTGTCATCCAAACGTGGGGCATCTTCCACCTGACCTTCACGGACGACAAAGGCTATGAATATCAGGAGCCTAACGCCATCCTCCTAAACCAAGTGAGGGGCCGGTGGTCCTTCCCTCAGCTTCGGGCCGCTGCCAAAGAGCAATACAACATGTACAAGCCCGACCGCATCATCATTGAAAACAAAGCCTCCGGTCAGTCCCTTCTGCAAGACCTGAAGCTTAACGGATTGCCAGTATTGCCTTTTCAGCCAGATCGTGATAAAGTAGCACGTGCCCATGCCGTCAGCGGTATCGTTGAGCGGCAGCGCGTCTGGCTACCCCTAGGCAAGAAGTTCGCAGCCGAACTCCTTCAGGAAGCCCTTGAGTTCCCCAAAGGCGCCCATGACGACGCGGTCGATTCCATGGTCATGGCGCTTCTCTACTTACGGCGCCGCTACCAACTAACCCAAGAGGCGGTCAATCAACCTGACCCAATATCCCGCCGCCGTCCTTTCAAAAGCTATTGGAGCCAAGTGACCCATGTCAGATAATCTTGAAGAAGCCCCCGAAATGGAATTTGAGTTCTCTGAGGAAACCTTGGAACTTGAAGCCCCTGAAGAGGTAATCGAAGTCGACATGTCCTTCGGCGCCAATCTGGCCCTAGCCATGGAAGACGCCATCCTACGCGACATCGGTTCGGCCCGTCAAGACGCCCTCCAAAACTACAAGAACTCCCGCCAGCAGTGGGAAGAGAAAATCAAGCAGGGCATCAAGTACCTTGGCCTAAACACCGAAGGCGAAGGCAACACGGACGTCGAAGGCGCCTGCACCGCTGTCCATCCCCTTCTAATCGAGAACGTAGTCAAGTTCCAAGCCAAGGCCATCCAAGAACTCTGGCCCGCTAAAGGCCCCGTCCGCACCAAGGTCCGTGGCTATGTCGATGTAACCCGTGAGAACACTGCCCAGCGTGTCCGCACCTACATGAACTATCAGCTCACGGAACAAATCCCAGGCTTCTACAACGACCTCGAACGCAACCTGTTCCGCGTTGGCTTCATGGGCACCGGCATCCGTAAAGCTGGCTGGAACTCCACCTCCGTTATTCCTGACCCGACCATCGTCTACGCTGAAAACTTCTACGTCGATCCTTCCGTCTCCCATCTAAAGGACGCCGAAGAATACATCGAAGTCATGGAGTTGTCCACCCGCAAGATGGACAACCTCATCGCCTCCGACACCTTCCGCGAATTTACTGAGAACGACGCCGAAGAAACCCTCGACACCAACGAAATTACCGAAGCCATCGCCAGCGCCCAGGGCTTCGACATGTCTCTTGAGCGCAAGGGCTTTACGGTCGGCGA